GGTGCACAAGGTGATCAAGGTGATCAAGGTATACAAGGTGAACAAGGTGATCAAGGTATACAAGGTGATCAAGGTATACAAGGTGAACAAGGTGCTCAAGGTTTAAAAGGTGATCAAGGTGATCAAGGTATACAGGGTATACAAGGTGTAAAAGGAGATACAGGTAACCAACATCTAAGTAATGTATCTTCTATTGAAAAAGATACAGATGGATACTTAGTTATTACTTTAAAATCATAGATTTTGGACTATTGTGACTGCATCATTACTTTACGCATAAAGTGCTTTCTAAGTCCAAGGCTGCCCATAATGGGGCTAAGTGTAAAAGGGTAGGGCAGGTTAGGTCAATTTGTTTTCGGTGGAAAACTCTTTAGACACCCTGCCCGCGCTCTCTTTGGGACATTAATTCGTCCCTTTTTTGTATATGCCAGTATGACATATCTTAGTCGAAATGACATACTATAGTTAATTCCATAGAGAAAATAACCTAGAGTTTAATTACGATGATATATCAAGGAAAAGAAAATGGACCCATTTATACTTTTATTAAAACAATTAGCCACATTAGTTTCTAATAATTCAGATACATTAACAACATTAGTTGTAGCTTTTTTAGGATATTTAGCTTATAAAAAAACTAATTTACAAACACTAGAACATAGAACTTCTTTAGCTGATAGAGTAGAGAAGATTGAAAAAGAAATACAAACACCTACCTTAAGCTATACTGACTTAAAGAAAGAAGTAGCTGAAAGATCTTCTGTCAGAGAAGTACTAAAAAAATTATTGAGCAATGCCGGGGCTAACAGAGCCTATCTCTTTAAATTCCATAACGGTACCAAATATTACACTAACAAACATCAAACTCGTTGTACTTGTGAGGTCGAAGTAGTGAGCGGAGGCACAACTCCTATTATGGCACTATATCAAAATGTACCAGTACACGGGCATCCTTTTATATTAGATAAGTTATTAGAGGGTGAAGCCGCTGTTACAAAAGTAAAGGATATACCTCAAGAATTTACTATTGAAAAAAATATGTATCAAAAAAGTGATACCAAGGCTATTGCAACTATTCCTATCCCTGATCCGGATAGCGGTTTATTAATTGGTTTTATTGGAGTATCTTGGACTACTAAACGAACTAAAAAGGGAGAGACTTTATTTCCATTTATGGAAAATGCAGCTACTGATATTCAGTCTATTATAAATTTACCTGAAGATGATAGCTAGTAATTCAAAAGCTTTCCTGCTTTTATTAGCAGGAACAGCTCTCTTTGTGGCCGGTAATGCTGCCTTTTTTAGCATCACTGGCCTTTCTCATTTTTTTGCAGGAGCATTTTGGTCTGTTATAATTATGGCTTCTTCTTTAGAACTAGGAAAATTAGTAGCAGCTAGTTTTTTATATCGTTTTTGGGATAAAATAAATACAGTATTAAAAGCTTATTTATTAATTGGAATTATAACTTTAGTAGGAATAACTTCTACAGGTATATTTGGTTTTTTATCTAAAGCTTATCAAGGATCTACATTAGAGCTAGAGCAAAGTAATTTAGAAACTAAATTTTTAGAAGAAAGGCTTGCACAGTTAAAGGAAGATAAGGTATATTTACAACAAGAATTAGAGGAACAAATAAGTACTTTGCCTCCTAATTATATTACGGCAAAGCGTAAATTAAGAGAACAATACTCTCCTCAAGTGCAAGCTTTATCTGAAGATATTATAAAGGTTACTTCTAATTTGGGAGAGTTAAAACAAAAATTACTTACTACCGGAGTTGATGTGGGACCTCTTCTATATGTGGCTAACGCCTTTGATACAACTATGGATAATGTAGCAAAATGGTTAATTTTTATTTTAATCTTTGTATTCGATCCACTTGCTTTAGCTCTTGTAATTGCGGTTAATATAGTATTAGAAGAACACCATCATACTAAGGTTTTATCTATAAATTTAGAGGATACTCCACCTAAAAAGAAGCAAAGAGGAAAAGAAATTGAATTTCAAAAAGAGGCAAAAAGTAAACCTAAATCAGGATTCCAGCCTTACTAACTATGACATATCTATCTAAAGAGGTAAATTAAAATGCCAGCATATGGACCATTAAATATAACAACTAGAGAAGAAAAAGGGTTTCCTTTATCAATTGCTGAACTTGATAGTAATTTCAAGCAGATAGCTAATTATGTAGCCAATGAGTTCACAGGAGAATTCATTGATGACAGATTAGTAGACCTTTTAGTAGATTCTAATACATCAGGAATTGATATAGATTACGATGATGATCAAGATCAATTAACTTTATCTGTTGATTTATCAGAGTTACTAGTTGAACAGTTAGTTCCATTATTCGAGGGCGGTACTGGTATTTCTGCAGAAGAAGATGCAGTAAATAATCAAGTTCTTTTAAATATAGATTTTACAGAATTTGATACAGATGATATCACTGAAGGAACCTCTAATATATTCTATACGGACGATAGAGTTGCCTCAAAATTACTAACTGATTATACTACAAGTGATGAGAAAGCTACTGCTGGAGTGGATGATGATAAGCTATTAATTTATGACAATATATCTGGTACTCTGCAAAAGATTTCTCCAAAATATGTTGGTATACAGGAAATAGCGGGCATGCAGGATCTCGGAGATATAGATTATACAGCATCAACCTTACTAGTAGCAGATGGAGATTCTTTTGAACAAATGGCTCTTGGAGGAGATGCTTCTTTAACCCTACTAGGGGATACTGCCTCTCTACAGTTAAATGCAATACGAAGCGCCGAAAATAATGAACCAGTTTTAGCCTGGGATGAAAATGATGGCGCCCAATGGAAAATGAAATCAAAAGTGGATACTAATGATACTTATCAGGATTTACCTATTGTGGGTTTCTATACAATTAGTGGCGCTGGAGCTTTACCAAGTGACGTAACTGATCTGGGCAGCGGAGTGGGATCACTTTGTCATAATACAGATGATGGCGTACTGTGGGTAAGATTAACTTAATATAGGAACTAAGTATATGGCAATATTACCAAAATATACAACCGATTCTAAACGTAAAAAACCAGAAATATCCTTTAATAAAGAAGATTTTGAATTTCTTCTTAAAACCTTACAATCGGCAAATATTCGATTAAAAGATTTGGAACAAGCTGTTATTACTATCGGTAAACTACAGGAAACGTACAAATCAATAATCGAAGCACAGAAATAGCAGATTATCTGCAAACCTTCCCTCTAAATGATGTCAGAGAAAGTCTTCGAGGAGATTTTCTACATTATTCAGCATATCTGGGGTTTAGTGAATTAATGGAAACCAATCCCACTCCTACTCCTGGAGCAGAGGATTATAAAGCAAATACGATCCTAAAAACCATGATGCAGGACCATTTTCGTTTACAATATGAACGTGAAGAATTAATGGGTTTTGCTGCATATCAAATGGGTATTCCCGCAGAAGCAGTTTATATAGAATATGAAGGATTACCGAATAAATCTAATTTATTCTTAGTTAATCCCGATATTAAACCTGTAAAAGGAAAAGAAAAAAGTTTTATGTTAAAACTTATTAAATGTCCTAATTCTCCGGTAGCTTATAATATAGGAATCTTTAACAGAGAATTTAAAGTCACATCTTCTAATGCACCTGAGATCAGTATGATTCCTTTAGATAATGTGCAGGAATTTGACCCGACTTTTGACTTTTCTGCAAATTTACAAAGAATTATATGGGCCAGTCGTGGTATTATTCCAGGTAATCCAGATTCAGTTCCTATGAACTACATAAATATAAGTAATGTAATAGAATCAAATAAAAAAATAAGTAGACAATTTAAATGCTATATTCAAGCAACAGAGATAGAAAAAATAGCAGAAACATTTGAAAGAGTAGGAGATATTACTCTTCACAAGAATGGAGCTCAAAATCTTATAGTAAATCTTTTAGATTTACTTAGTGTTAATTTTGAAAAGGATTGGATTAAATTACCTCCAGTAAATTTATTTAGAGAAAATGCAACAAAAGGCTTGCATGTTAACTAGAAATAGTTGTAATTTTTCGTACCTAAAATAAGGAGAAACTAATGAGTTATAAAGTAAAACCTAAAAAAGATCGGCTTATAATTGTGGCCGAAAAACAAAAAGACGTTACAGATGGCGGTATTATTATACCTGAAAAATCTAAAGGACGTCCACACAAAGCAGTAGTTACTGAGATAGGTCCTGATGTTAAGGATATAGTCGTTGGAGAAAAAATAGTATTTTCTAAATACGCTGGTACAGTTGTTAATTTAGATGATGAAACATTTCTCATAATAAGAGAAGAGGATGTAATAGCCTCCTACGAATAAGCATGCCAGTACGTAAATGGACAGAAGATAAAATAGTAGATGCTATTCAGGAACTAGGACAAAGTAAATGCTATTCTACATACGTAAAGCAAACTAATGGCGCTTTATGGAAAGCGGCTCAACGTCACTTTGGTTCATGGGGAGCTGCTGTGGAAGCAGCTGGGTTTGATTATGAAACTGTAATTCGTTGGGGGCCTAGAGAAGCTCCCAACAAAGGAACTGGTGGAACTTGTACTTATCCGGGTTGTATTAAGAAACATCATGCAAATGGCCTATGTCAAGGACACGATAATATGTATAGGCATAAATTAAAACATAGTAAGACATAACTAGAATATGAGTTACATAAGAAGAGATAAACGTAAATATATTAGAAAGCCCATCTCTGGTGATAGAGTTATAGAACCTGCTGCTAAAAAAGCAGAACAGGAAGATATAACTGACATTACCTTAGTAGAAAGTCTTTATGATGATGAAGTCCGTTTAGCTCTTCTGGAGACCGCTGAGAAAGATCTAAAAGAATTGGAAGATTTGGTAGATAAAGCAATGAATGATCTAACTATCTTAATGGATCCGGGTCAAACAGCAATGGTTCAAGCAATATCTGTATTAAAAGCTGAGCCTTCCCTTTTGTTGGATGGTAAAACTATTGAAATGGCTTTAGATTTAGCTATGGATGGCTTTACACATGGGGTGGGTTTTGATCCTGTTGCAGCTGCTTTAGGATTACACGGAGCTACTGATGGTGTTCCGAATGCCCCTATTCCTACTGTATTTCAAGATTGCCAAGCTATGCAGAATTTAGAAGGCATCAGCAGTCCTAGTGATCCTAATTATGAGACTTCTAAAATAGATGATATTTCTAGGGAAGTACATCAAACTAATTCTTTAGATATTCTTGGAAAACTTTACAGAATTTTTAAATATTTTCCAGGTTTGGACATTGTTAAGTTTCTTAAAAAAATTAGAAATAGATGGGTTAGGCGACCAGTTAATAAAGCAATTCGTTGGGTAAATTGTAATATGGTAAACCCTGCGTGGTTTCTTTTATCTGGAGAAGCTAAAACCTGTTCTGAGGAAGATGAGGCAGAAGATCCTTTAGATGTAGATGAGGATACTTGGATGGATGCGGATGATATGGAAGCAACAGGCATGGACTGCCTGGAAGCAGCAGCCACTGTAATGACATATTGCGAAACCAGTCTCAGAGGTAATCAAGAAGTTAGAACCATGTTTAATGCCCGGGAACAACGAGCAGAACATGAGGCTATCAAATTTGGTACAATATGTAATAGTATTAAAAATAAGGATCATTTCGAAAATAGAATTGATAATTTATATCAATCTACAAAGAATATACCTAGGTATAAAAAACGATTTTATGACCATCGAGATGCTTTTATGGGGCAGAATGAGAAACAAAGATTTAAACTTAAATCAAAAGCTGCCTATGAGGCACAGCAACAAGGAAATTAATTATGTCATATACCGATATTTATCGACGTGAAATTTATTTGGGCGATTACCGGGTAGAATGGGCAGATCAAAAAATTATTGTGGTTTGTTCCTGCTTAAAGGCCCCAGAATTAGACATTTTCTCAGATAGTTATACTTTATGTCCGCATTGTGGAAGAAGATACTCTATTTCAGAAATAGTAAAAGTAGAATTACCCGATGATGTAATACAAGAAGCACGCGATCAAGGAGACGTGCTTGACATAATGGAGGACTAATATGGGATTTTTATCTAAAAGAATTAGGGAACTAATAAAGAAAAAGAAACGACAGAAGCAGGCAGTTATAAAGAAAACAACTTTTAAAGATGTTTCTTTTATGTCAGCAAATTCAACTGCAATAGAACTTACTGAATTTGTAAATACAAGAATTAATACTTTAACAGCGCAAGCTGGTTCAGATGAGGTAACCGTTGAAGATTTTAGTATTCAATATATTGATCGAACTGTAAAGGAAGATTATAAGAGTACAGTAGTTTATGAATCAATTAGAGTAGATAATAATGATTGGATGACTGAAAAAACAATAGAAGAAAGCGAATTAAACTCTAATAAAAACAGAGATGCATTAACATTTTATATGATAATTATAGAATATATAACAGTAAAGAGGTCTTAGTGAATAGAATAATTTTTATAACAGAAAATATTGTTTCTACTTCTGGGGAAGATACAAGAGAAAACTCCCTTATTGGAAGAGTAGCGGCACAAATAATAGAATTAAATAGCATGTCAACAGAAGATCCTATCTATGTTGTTATAGACACAGATGGGGGAAACTTAAAAACAGCCTTATCTTTGTTTGATATATTAAGATCCTCCATTGCTCCCGTACATACTTTGGGGTTGTCCGAGGTATCTTCGGCAGGTGTCCTTATTTTCCTTGCAGGGGATAAGCGTATAGCTTTTCCTCGCACACAATTTATGACACATCCCAGTACTTTAAATGTAACTGGATCTTCGTTAGATTTTAAAACAACTAGTGAAACTCTAAGCAGTCAAGGCGAAATTGTAAAGGATTTATTCAAAGATCGAGCTAATATAAGCAAAAAGAAATTTGAAAAACTTCATTCGAAGGTAAACTTTATGTGGGCTGATAGAGCTAAAAAAGAAGGTATTGTTACACAAATTGAACATAAGCTGCCCATAGAACTGATACAACATAAAACAGATAAAAACTTTGCAGAAGCAGCAATGCATTTACAAGGTTTAGCTGAAATTATAGGAATGATGCAACAATGATACCCGTTGAAAGTTACGAAGAATTACCTCAGCCCGTAAGAGCTATGGCTAAAAACTTCTATGAAGCAGATGTCAATGAGCCCGAAGTGTACGAGGTTGATATGGAAGAATACGATAACTTAGCAACTACCGATGATGTAGTTACTCAATTGCTTTTTTGGCGTAATGAGCATAAGTTCTATGCAGTAGTAGCAGGAGATGCTAAACGAAAAATACAATCTAAACATATTGTACATGATCCTTACTATAAACCATGTGCTATTCTTGCCTTTTATGAAATAGATGAAACTATGATTCCTTTATGGAATCAAAAGTATTCTAATAAAACTATTACAAAAGGTATACTGGAAATGGATGTCTAATCATTCTCTAGTAAGATATATACCTATGCGGAAAGAATTATGTTCTTTAGCTAAAAAAGGTAAATTAGATTTCTTAAAAGAATACAAAGAGATTAAAATGTTTCTTAAGTTATATAAGGATTCTGGACCTAGGTGTAATTATCTACTAAGTGTGTGTAAAGTGATAGATATGGATCCAGAAATAAAGGCACAAATAGAGGCTTTGAATGAGTAAAGATGACATAACTAATAAGGACATAGTTCCCGATAAGGTAGAAAAAGCTTTGGCTAAGATGGGTAAAGATGACCTAGTGGCCTTAGTTGATCTACCTAAAACAACAGAGATTGAAAAGATACTTGCTGCCTATCCTGAAGAGGTTAGGGAGGATATAAAGCTTAGTAGAAAGCAAGTGACAAGCTTGTTAAAGCATTCTAAGATCTCTACTTTCGGAGTAAATAATACTTTACCCATGCTGTGTCATGGCGAGGAGTGTCCAGTATATAAGACTTGTTTCTTTTATAAAGCTGGAATTGCTCCCAAGGGGGAACGCTGTCCCGATGAAATTATGTATCTAGATCAAATGATACCTCAGTTAATTACTGATATGGGTGTTGACTTAGAAAATTATTTAGAAGTAAGTATGGTACAAGAATATGCAGCAGCCTTACTCGATAAACGGAGAGCACAGAATATGATAGCTTTATATGGAGATGTAAAAGAAGTAGCAACTAGCGTTATTCAAGCCACAGGTACGGCTTTGTATACAGAGCAGGCTACTCCTTATGTAGACATAAAAGCTAGATCTTCTAAACTTTTAACACAACTAAGAAAAGAATTATTAGCAACAAGAGAACAACGTGCTAAGTATAAACTTACGGATGAAACAGATCCTTCAACAAGGGCTGCAGAAATGCGTGAGAAATTTGAAAAATTAGTTGAAATAGAGCAAGAAGAAAAAAAGATCACCGAACAGAGTCTTGACGAAGCCTTTAAAGAGGATGTGAAAAATGATAGCTAAATCTACATTAGCCGTAATGGCTGGGTTAGGAGCCGCCGGAATGGCCGGATCATGGTTAAATAGCCCCGGAAAGAGTGTAGCAAAGACTCCGGGAAGCCAAAGTATGACATCTTCAAAAGCATTTAGAGAAGCGGGTTTTTGGAGAAGACAGGCAACTGTCGCTACCTTAGGTATTACAGGACAGGGTGTTGGAGGAATTGGCGCTCTTACTGGCTATTGGGGAGAAAGACTTCCTGATATTGCTAAGTCTACTATGACTAAACCAGTCGGAGTAGGTGCAGTTACAGGTGCCGGAATTGGGCTAGCAGGTTCGTTACTAATAGGTGCTTTTTCTAAGACACCTATAGGAGGAGCAGCTCTCGCAGCAACTGGTATTGGCGCTGTAGCAGGAGCATATACAGCTCGAAAAGTTCAATTACAAGTAGTTAATGCCGCTAATACAGCAAGACGAGCAGCATACCAGAAACAAGTTCCAGGTAACCGTGCTAGAGGAGGAGGAGCAGGTTATCGTATGTGGTCAAATCAGCGCACTAAGGGTAAACCAGGGCATTTAGGTATGAGTGGAAGTTTGCCTTTTGCAATGCACAAAGCCAGACATAGGAGTACAGTATAATGCCTTTACAGACAGAAGCTAGTGTTATGAGCAAAGCTCTTACAGGCACAGGGGGAGGCCTTGCAGTGGGTGGCGCTTATATGGGAATTGAAGGCGCTACAGGTGTAAATCCTCTAAGCCTGATGCCTACCCCGTGGACAGGTGCTATGTATGGTGGGTTTATCTTTAATCCACTTACAGCAGCTAAAATGGCCAAGCAGGGTATTTTTGGTGCTGGAGGTGACTTTGTTGGAAAAGTTAATAAAATTCCTAAAGGTTTAGCAAAAGGATATTACACTACGCCTAACTTATTCGGGGACGGCGGAAGAATGTATAAAGCAGGTACCGCAGCAACTACTCGTTTTGGGGGAATGCTTGGTTATAAAACTTTGCTCCTAGGTATGGGAGAAGGCGCTGGTATGGGAGCTAGAGCTTCTATTGGCAACGTTATGCTTTCCGGTATACAAGCTTTAGGACAGGGTATTTCTGCTAAAAGCACTGACTGGGCAAAATATGAATTTGTACAGACTATGTCTAATGCTAGAAGTTTGGGATTAGCAGGAATGGCAAACTTGTCCGAAAAGAGTGTAGGCTCCACAGTTGGTAAAGATTTAATAGCAAGCAAGCTATACAAAATGGGAGGAGTAGACGTGGCCGGTGCTAAAGTTATAGAGTCTGGGGTAAAAGGAAAAACTACAGTTAATATTACAAAAGATATGATGAAAAAGGGATTACAAGTAGGTGCTACAAGCGGAGGTGCTCGTTTATTTACAGCAGCTTTAGGATTATACTCTACATATGCCTGGTTTGAATTATTTGGAGGTATAGCAAAGGCAGCAGGAAGTATTGCTGTAGAAGGAGTAGGAGAAGCAGCTAGATCTTTTTTTCAATATGTAAAAGAAATTCAACGTCCAGAGTTTGGAAGAGGACGTTTACATATGGCTATGGCATCTGCTGGAGCTGCAACAGAAAGGCAACGAGCAGTCCGAGCTACGTATGGTAATAAAATTAATCCAACAAATAGATTAATGGGTACAGAAGCAATGTACCATCATTCAAGATAATAGGAATAGTTATGGTAAAAGTTACACCTAAACATGAAAACGAATCTGTAGAGGGAATGCTTCGCAGATTTAAGAAAAAAGTCGATCAATCAGGAGTTATGCAAGAACTTTGGCACAGAAGATTTTATATAAAACCAAGTCTAAGGCACAAATTCAAAAAAGTAAAACCCTGGTCTTAGGCCAAGGTCAACTTTTAATGCTCGCTTCAGGTGAAATAGTTTCCATAGAAGATCTTGGAAACTATTCTCCTTATCCATCCATCATAGCCTGGAAAGATGAATTTACATTTAATCGTATTGTATCTATTAAAAAAGTTAAAGAAAATATTATGCATTTACGATCATCTCATGGTAGAAATTTATATTGCGGGAAAGATACAAAATTAACTCGCGGACCTCTTTGCAAAGAAGAGTACTTAACAGCGCAATCACTTAAAGAATATCCAGAAACTTTTAGAGGCTCTCCTAGGGAAGTTAATGCATGTGCTTTTAGGCATCTGCCCTTTTTTGGAACGTGGTCTCCTTCTAAACTATATTTAGATAGCCTAGGTAGTTCAATAATACGTGTTAATAATAGTCGTCCTAACTACTACACAAAACAATGGGTACCCGCGGCTTTAACAAAATTAAGTCAAAGCGCCTTAACCTATATACTAGACAAATTTATTTTACCCTTACAAACATTAAAACACTTAACCACGGATAGTAAAGATATAATGATACAAACACTTAGTAAACTCTTTATACCTTTTGATGGACAAGTCAAAGGACATAAAGCTGTACAAGGATGCGGTACTATTAAATTACCTGAAATATGTAAAGAGCTACCGGTGCTAAAAAAGGAAAGTATGCGTTTTGTAGAAGATACAGAGCAAACAGCTTTCATGCTTACTTTTGAAAATAATTCATCTCCCATAATTAGCGGATTACTTATATGTCTGAACAAATAGAAAAACCTATATTAGACGATGAACAATTACTAGAAGCTAAGATTTTGGCAGACCCAGTTTACTTTGCTGAAATATATTTACGATCTCCCTCTAATCCCAATGAACCCCTAGAATTACGCTCCTACCAGAAGAAGATATTAAGAGATAGAGCCTCTAAAAGAATTCTTAGAATTGGCCGTCGTGTTGGTAAATCTGTAACTATAGCTGTAGAAGCTATTTGGAAAGCTTATACTAATAAATATAGGGAGATTCTTATAGTTGCAGGCTATGATTCGCAGGTTCAAACTGTGTTTAATCTTATTAAGAACATGGTTAATGAATCTCCTGAAGTTTCCAAATCAATTGAGGGAACTAGAATGCGTCCTTACGAAATAAAATTTAAGAATAATTCTATTATTATGGGTTTTGTTGGAAATAATGCTGTTCGTGGTAAATGTCTTCCCGGCGATACTTTAGTAGTGATGGCGGATGGAATAACATTAAAAGAAATTAAAGATATAAAAGAAGGTGATAAAGTTTTATCAGTAGACACGGAACTGACTGATAATAACGCTCGAGTTGGTACTGTTTCATCTATACACGATAACGGAATAAAAGATATATATGCTATTGAAAGCAGTAGTGAGCGCAGATTACATTTAACAGAAAACCATAAAGTTATGGCAATGTATAGAGGATGGATAGAGGCTAAAGATTTAAATACTGAGGAGGACCAGGGTAGTAAATCAGATTTTATAGCAACAGTACATCCTAATGGAAAAGCTTATTGGACAAGAGTTCAGAAATTTCATAAAATTGGAAAAGCAAAAACATATGATCTTACAATTGACAAATATCATAATTTTATAGCCTTTAATCAAATTCCAAATTCTAGCGGTGCCGTAGTTACCCCTTATGGAGCAGATGCATTATCTTCTTTTAAAATAGATGGCTTACACTCCGGAGGATTTCTTGTACATAACTCAGCTAGTGACTTATACATTGATGAGGTAGATTCTATTCCTAATGCCTTATTGGTAGAAGCAGTTCTTCCTATTGAGCAATCTTACACACATACTTCAATTACTGTGTCGGGTACTCCTACAGGTAAACGCGAATACTTTTATAATGTCAGTAAACATAAAGACGAAATGGGCTTTTCGGAGTGGCATATGCCTTCCAATGTTTCTCCCCAGTGGAGTGAAGAAAAAGCTAAACAAATTAGAATGGTTACTTCAGAGAGTCAATATCTTCATGAGTATATGGCAGAGTTTGGATCGATGGCTGAAGGTGTCTTTAAAAATCATTTTATTGATCAAAATTTATATGTCTATAGTTATAGTAGTTTGAAAGTAAATCCTAATAACTATTATATATTAGGGGTTGATTGGAATGAATCTCAGTTTGGAGTACAAGCAGTAATACTTGAATATATGAATGACACAGAACACCTGCTACCCTATAATGGAGGAGAATGGAAAGATATCAACGGCGAGCCTAACAATCGAATTGAAAAGTCAGGCCTATTACGTGTATTCTATGCAGACGCTATTGATCCCGCTTCTTACACCAATATGGGTTCCGTTGACTTTATTTTAAAATTGATGAAAAAGATTCCTTTTAAATTAATGGCTTTTGATAAAGGACACGGGGAAGCTAATTATGAAATGTTACGTTTATCCTTAGAAAATGGAGTAGGCCCGATGGGGACATCATGTGCTGGTATGAAAAATTTTCTAAATAATATGATATCAGTTGACATGGGAGGATCTACTGAAATTATTGATAAAATAACCGGAACTTCTACTAAAGCACCCACAAAAAATGTTATGGTGAAGAATGCCCAGTTAATGAATGAAAGTGGATTATTAGCTATTCCTGCGTGTGATTTAAAAGGTGGAATAGTTGAAGATGAGGAGCAAAAATTAATAGGACAAATGAGGGGTTATGTAGTAGAGCGAATTGGTAAGCAGGGAGAAGTGTATGCATCCACAGTTCGTGATGGCTTAGATCATAGATTAGATGCTATGATGCTAGGTATCTATGCTTATACAATGGACACCTCAGTATTTCATAAAAGAGACTCTGATTTAGCTGCAGAAAATGTAGAAGGATTTGAAGGAATTTCTGCAGTAAAACCCGGATGGAGAAGTGTGGAACAGAAAACTTTTAGACCAGAGGTACAACAACGGGATGACATGACTATATATAACCACGGGTCTATTTCACGCGGCGAACCTGAGGAATATGAATTAGATGGAAAGGGTAAACCTGTTCCTATAAAACAAAGAACTTTATTTAATCGTTCAGGTTTCAAACATACATCTAGATCAATTGTTAAACCAAAACGCAGGAGATTTTAATGCCATCAGATATGGAACAACTAGCTCAAAGCTATTTGGACACATTACAAGAGAACACCGATGAAGCTGTAGACGAAGCTAAAGCAAAAGCTGAAGCAGAGTTACAAGCAACTGTTGATATTCTGATGCATAAAGGCGAGGCTATGACAGCTAAGCCGGATATAATTACTGCCACATCTCATCCTATTTTGAAACTTGAATCTATCTTAAAAAATGCTCTTGCATATAAAGTAGGTGACTGGGGACGTGATCCTAAGATTAAAACTAAGGGAGGTAGTGATTATTTTGAAATAAGGTATGGACAATTTCGCGAATTGGCAGCCAATGATTCAAATAAAATTATTATTGAAGATTATCCCGGTGATGATCCTTTAAGAATTCCCAGTGGCGGTCTGAAAAAAGCATCAAAGGAAAATGGCATAATTTATAGTAAAGATGCTAATTTTTGGATAGGACCTACTAAAGCTACTTTATTTTCCGTCTTTGATAAAGATACTTCTTACGACAATGTTAGTGGTAATAAAAAACAAACGGCTGTTTTTACCATGGCTGTTAGCTCTATAAAGTTAGAACCTAAAGAAGGAGAGCATGAGGATTTATGGAAGAATGGTGGAAAACTTATAATAGAGTTCTATAATAAACCTGGAAAAGGTTCTTCTTTCCCGAGTCCAGACTTTAAACAATATGTACCATTAGAAGTTTCAGATAATCAGTATGACGAAGCCCCTCTTCTCTTAGGCCATTATGTTGATCCTACAAAGCCCAGTGTTGACGATATGATGAGTAACCTCTTAGGAGGGTTTTCTTATGATGTAGGTAATGGGGTACTAAATACTGCGGCAGACACTACTAATGGATTCTTGCAAATAGCGCAGGACACTGCTGTTGATGTTCAATTTTATTGTTGTATTTTTTATGAAATTATGAAAAATCAACCAGAACTTTTAGATTATTTAGCAGAGCATGAACTTGATCCTAATAACCTCTCTCCGGCTAAAATATGGTTACTTGAGCAAGAGCAAAAAGTTTTGACAAAAATAAAACCAATGCTTACTGGTAATATATCAAAATTAGAAAGCGGAATATCTCAGTTAGAAGTGGCCAGTGATTTTATTAATGCATTAGATGAAACTAGCACCTCTAGCAAAATTGAAAAAAAGATTTTAGATTCGATTGTAGATATGTATTTAGGGGGCGGAGAATGGTCACTTGCTACCATGACTTCGGCTTTAAATAAACTTGAAAAAAGACTTGAAAAGATTCTAGAAGAAATTGTATATTACAAAGAGAATCCAATGTCATTGGAAGACTTCTTATCAGAGCAAAAGGCATGGCTAGACGATGTTAAAAGTATTGCACAAATATTATTAGTATTATTAGAAACAAAACACGGTAAAGTTGGTTTACCGGCTTTAGGTTTTAATATGATTGAATTAACTACCAATAGTGTTCAATTAATTTTAATGACAATGGTAGACGTTATTAGAGAACATCTAATGACTCAATCGGTTAAATGGGTGGCTGACCGTAAGAAGGAATGGGAGGAAGAGGCTGATAAACAAGCCGCTGCCCAAGGACATTGCTTTGATACGGATGGACGTTATTTAACTGAATTTGGAGATAAAGAAACATGTGAAACTAATGGTGGTATCTGGAAACCTGGTAGTACTTATTATTCTGCTGCCGTAAAATGTTTACCTTGGGAAAAAGTTTTAATTATGTTAATAACTTCTATTTTCGGAAAAGATGGTTTCTTTAAATCCGTTCAGGCCTTTATTCAGCGTATAAAAAATATGATGCTTTTAAAACAGAAAAATAAAGCTATTAATGAAGCATGGAACAGTGATGATAAAGAAGTTGAAGAAAGTAGACTAGTACCCATGCTTAAAGGATTAATTAATATGATTGATTGGTTATTAGCTTTAAATGCTGATGGTATTCTTATTTGTAATAAATATAAAAATAAAGATAAATCTAATTCTGAGCTTGATAAAGATGGAACTAGCCAAGAAACTACAATGCAAACAGGAAATGGCGAGGGTACCTATACTACAGGTACCGGTGTAAATGTCTCAGGAAATACAGGTTCACAAAATATAACTAATGTTAGCAGCGGTGGGGCAGGAAATTTTCTAACTTCTATGCCAACGGGGAATAAGATTGACATAACTAATAATGACATAGACCCTATTGGTTTATTAGTTTTACAAGAAGATGCAGAGGTACAAAAATTTATGATGCAATACATGGGACTTTCTTCCGAGGAAGCTTCTGATGCTATTCAAGGATCCAAGAAAGGCGAGTGTCTAAAGAGCATGTCTTCTGATGATATACAGGAACTTCAATCAATATTAAATAAAGCAGGAACAGATTTATAATGGCCAAACGAACATTTTTCTCTTTTTTAAGAAGAGAACCTAAAGAAACTCTAGAAGATAAGATCGAACATGTCTTAAAAAAGAGAAATCAAACTGTTGAGCAAGATTCTTTACCTTTAAAACAAGTAAAGGATGCGCGTTCCTCTAGTTTATCAAGTATTCTTAAAACATTAAAATCAAACGTACTTAGCGCTTTTAAAGGAGGACAAAGAGGAATCTTTCGTGCTCCGGAGTGGGATATGGCTAAAGTTCAACTTGCTTTCACTAATGAATCAATGTTTAGACGTGCTATTGAAAAATACGTAGAACAGATTCGTAAGCAAAAATGGGAATTTATAGGAAATAATCCTAACACTGTTAAATATATTAGAAAACGTTTTGATCAAATTGCTACAGTACAGAATAAACCTACTGATGATTTTTTAGATGAAATTGCTTTTAATATCGTATTATATAATAATGTAGTTATTATTAAACGCCGTAATAGAAAAGCATCTGGGGGTAAACCTCGTAAAACTTTTGATGGATATCAACGTGTACCTGTTGCCGGTTATAATGTTGTAGATTTAACAAGCATAGAGGTTGATAAAGATGATTTTGGTAATGTTAGAAAATGGAGACAATTGCCGACCACAGCTAGTACTACTGCTAGTTTAATTTCTAGACTGGGCCAGAAAGAGGAGATAAAAACTCCAGAATGGCCACCTCATAATGTTATCCATGTTAAAGATCGAGGATCATCTCCATCGCAATATTTCTTTGCAATGCCTATGTCAATACCAGTTTTAGCAGACATGGAAGCTCTACGAGAATTAGAAGAATTATCTTTATTAGAATCTATTAAGGTAGCAGTCCCAAAAATACATGCTAAGGTAGGCTCAAAGGAACAGCCCGGTACACAGGAACAAGTAGATGATTTAGCTTCTACTATTCGTAATATTACTGGGGATGGTATATTAGTTACAACTGAACGAGTTAGTTTAGATGATGTTGCAAAAGCTACACAAGCTAATAATATTTTAACAGCCTCTATATCTTATTTCAGAGCTCGTGTAATGGCCGGGTTAGGAATGTCAGGAATAGCAATGGGTGATGGATCTACTGCAAATAGATCTACCGCACAAACTTTAAGTGCAGAAATGCAAAGTACTTCTGCTAAATTTCAAAGAATTATTAAAAATGCTATAGAATTTTATATAATCAGAGAACTACTTTATGAAGTAGGTTACTCAGAGTTCACACTAGACGATGACAACATGGTATATTTATCTATTCCAGAAATCGATCTAGCTGAGAAAATTAGAAGAGAAGCTCATTATCTTAACCTATATAATAATAATACAATCACAGAAGACGAGCTTAGAAAAGAACTAGGTAGAGATATCCTAAGTGATGCAGAGAGGGAGGGACTATACATTAGTAAAATCCAAATACCTTTAGCAAAAGCAACTGCAGCGGTACAGACTAACGCGGCAGAAAACACTGCGGAGAATAATGCTAGACCTAGTAACCAACATGGTACTCAATTAGCAAAACCAAATGTATCTAAAGATTATTACATAAAATTATGGGATACTTGCTTAAAAGCTGACTCTAAAGAGGACCTTTACAGGATCCTAAGCGGGTCTAAGTTAGAGACGTATGACATAACTCTACTAAAGATGCTAGTGTCAGAGTACCTAAGAGACAACAAATTACCAGATGCAGTAAATTCAATATTTACAGCACTCGAAGCTGATATAACCAAGGAGTAAGAATGAATAAAAAGTATCTAGATTTTAGGTGTCCCGCGTGTGGCGCCTTGCTTTGTAAATACAAAGACGGTGAAAATCCTTATGCGGTAGAAATTAAATGCCAAAAGCGAGGATGTTCTCATATAAACGTAAAAGCAAACTGTGTTCCAATAAACTTAGTGGAACTACGTTGTCAGGAATTAGACGAAAAGAAGTCTGAAAGATGGGGCGCACCCACACTATGTAATAAATTACTTGCAAAAATTGTTCCTGGAACAGATGTCGAAGTGAAGTGTCCTAGATGTAAAAAGATGACACGTAGCGTTGATCAATTTCCGGAACTTTTGTCGGAGGACACTTATGAGTAAACTATTAAAAAATGATTTCAGAGACGAAACTACTAGTGATTTTTCGAGTGTTTCGTATACTCCTAGCGGAGCAATTCCGGAATCTCTATTAATAACTGTTGATGCAACGCATGCCGGTTATGTTAATAGAAATGGTTTTTGTTATGATTCAGGCGCAATGTCTTATGCTGTTTCCCAGGATGTGTGGATTAAACCTTTTGAAAAACCATTACTAAAAAATCACGATATGGAGAGCGAACCTCTTGGAAGAGTTTCTGCTTCTCGTTATATTAAAACATCCGAAGCTGAGGGCTTTACCCAATTAGACGTTAAAGTTACTGACAAGGAAGCTATTCAAAAAATTATAGATGGACGATACTTAACTGTATCTACTCATGGAGCTCCTATGGAAGATGCTCCTGCTGAGCTACAATATGTCAAATGTTCTATTTGTGGAACTAATATTTTGACTGCCGATGAATGGTGCGGTCATATGCGTGGAAATGTTTACGAAAATGAAAAAACTGGTAAAGAAGAAAAGTGCTTCTGGACTATAGGAGCCATGGACTATAAAGAAGTTTCGATCGTAAACGCACCCGCAGATTATCGTTCTGAAGAAGGTGCTGCTCAAATTGTTTCATATAGTATGATGGATGGTGAAAAACCCCTTCCTTATCATACAGAAGATAAACACAGAGAAGCATTAGTATTTTCTGACTCAGAAGTGGAGTATGCCACATCTGATAATATGGAAATTGAAAGTGTTGCTAACTCTATTCTCTGGGAAGCTGTAGATCATGATAAAGAAGCGTATATAGCAGCTAAAGGCTTAGTATATGTAAATACAGATAAAGAATCAGAGGATAATGAGAATAAACAAAAATTAAAAGGTGATAAGCCTGAGAATCCCCCAGTCAAACCTACGATGGAAGATATTCTTACAAAGTATGATAGCTGGGAAGATCAAATTACAAAATATATAGAACAGTTAGGTAACTGGGATGGATTATCTCCAGAAGACCAACAAGAAATTTTAGTATATACTGAAGCTACTTTTAAGGATAATCTTGAAACAGCTAAGGAACTTGCTAAAGAAACCGAAAAACAAGAACAGATTGATTCTGTTTTAAAGTCACTAGAACTTATCCAATAGAATTTAATACGAGGAAATATCAAAATGAAATTCGATGATTCTATTTTAGAAAACTTATCAGAAATGCTAGAAGATGCTTCTGCTGAAAAGCTAGAAAGAGTACGCCTTCTTATTGAGAAGAATACAAAAGTTTCTCAAGAAGTTAAAGACGGCTTTTTTGCAGCTATTGACTCTATCGAACCAGTAGAAGAAAATTCTGAAAATGATGATAATAAAGATGTTCCGGAAGATCTTGTCGAAGCTTTAGCAGTTGATGGCATGGCTGAGTATATTGCTTCTGTAAAAGAAGAAGCCTATAATAAAGGCCTTGAAAATGCAAAGCCGACAGCAGAAGAGGAAGATGAAGCTGAAGAGGAAGAAGAAAAAGATCCTGAAGATGAAGAATCTAAAGAAGAAGCTGAGGCCGAAGAATCTGAAGAAGAGGAAGCTGAAGAAGAAGAAGAAGCTACTGAAACCGAAGATTCTGAAGAAGATAAATCTACGGAAGAAGAAGAACGAGTTCGCGAAGTATTAGTCGATTCAATCGTACAAAATGCTGTAGCACTGCGTTGTTCAGAAATTAACCTAGAAGATATCGGGAATTCCAGTAAGGAGTATAAAGAATCCTTAATAGAGAAAAATCTCGATGAACTCAAAACAATATTCAGAGACCTCTCTCACAAAATGACGGAGACTTTTGTAGAAGCTCCAACAGAGAGTCTGGATGACGAAACACTCTCAGAGGACAAACCTGATGGTTTGGACAAAGAAGAAGACAATGAAGGCGCCATGAGCGACGCACGAAAAGTTATCAGATCTTATCTGAAACGTAAATAGGAGATAAATAAAAATGGCTAACAAAATTAATTTTAGCGCACAGGGTGCTCCATCAAGAGACTTGAAGAGAGCCCCTTCGAAATATCAAAAATCCCCAGGTAGACCTAATATCAGTCAATCTGATGGGATCCGTCCTGCTTTTCCTTTAATGCCTTATAAGCATTTAGAAGAAAGTTTTTTGGACGTTAACACTGAAGACTGGGTTGTAATACCTAAAGGACGTATCGTATCTGCGATCACATCTAATGATGGTGATCTCGGTGATGGTCTGGACTACTATGGTGTACCTAAAGGAATTATGGGACTGATGGTTCCAGCTAACGGTGGAGTTGCTAAAGAAGTAACATCACCTGTAGATGCTGCTACTAAAACTATTCCCGCAAACGCACCAATTGGTGTTGCAGAACATGACGTATACCAAGACCTCAGAGGCGAATACTTAAACTATGACATGAGAAGTAAAAACTACGGCGTATTAAGTCGTCAGTTAATTAAACTTCCTTGCGTTGATCTTACTGCATTAGATGCTTTTACTGGTATGGCTGCTGATTGCTTCTGTGATACTTCAGAAGGCGCTCCGGCTGCTGCTGGTTTAGCTGCCGCATCTGCTTACTTTGCTGTTAATCCTAAATTTTCTTGGTTAACTGTTAAAGAAGGTGCTACAGATGGTATTGCAGGTACAGAACTAAAATCTGATTACTATGGTAATTTTATGGCCGGATCAGGCGCTCAAGTAGTTGGACGTTTAATGGGTGTTGATTATCGTTTTAATAAAGATTTACTAGATACAGTACAATCTGTTTATGAAGATAATGCTGGTTACAGAGTTTCCGGAACAGGTACCATGGGTATTCCTCAGTTCTTATATGACTTTGCTTATGCGGCAATGACACAAGCTTTTGTTAAAGCTGGAACTTCTTGGACTGCTGAACTTGGTGACGGTGGTAATTATGCAGGTAAAGACGCAGCAGAAGTTGTTGCTCTTGCTGTAGCTGCTGGTGCATTTGGTGAAGCTTGGATCCAACTTAACGTTTAATCTAGGGGATAACTAATAATGGCTAACAAGATTAACTTTAACGCAAAAGGAGCTCCGACTCGACCACTAAAAGGCGCACCATCTAAATACAGACTGTCTCCGGGTAGACCGAATATTAGTCAATCTGATGGAGTTCGTCCAGCATTTCCATTGCTGCCTTTTAAACATTTACCTGAATCTTTCCAGGATATTAATACTGAAGATTGGGTTGTGATTCCTAAAGGTCGTATTGTTTCTGCAATTACATCCAATGATGCTCCAGAAGGAGTTATTGGTGATGGGACAGACTATTATGGCGTTGCTAAGGGTATTATGGGTTTAATGGTCCCAGCAAATGGTGGAACAGCTAGAACAGTTACTTCGCCTTCAGATGCTGCAGACTATGTGATGCCTGCTAATAAACCTATTGGTGTTTCAGAGCACGATGTATATCAAGATATTAGAGGTGAAAATCTTAATTATGATATGCGTAATAAAAACTACGGCGTATTGAGCCGACAATTAATTAAATTACCTGCTGTAGATACCTACACATTCGATACTTTTATGGGACAAGCTGGTTTATTTGTTCCAGCTGTTGCTGGTGCAGAAGGCGGTGCTGAAGATTTAGACGGTAGCTATACTGCTGCATTAGATTTATCAGACGCAACTGCGACTCCTGTTACAGTGGCTTTTGCAACATATGCAGCTGCTCATGCTGGCGCTACTTTTAGTAGCTTAGGTGTGGTTACATATGACGGAGCTGACTTAACATTAGTTACTGATTATAGTGTTGATGCTGCTGGAGATATTACTTTCAGCACAGATCAAGGTACAGGTACAGAATCTGTTGTTATAAACTTTGTTTATGATCTTGCTAACGTAGGTTCTGTTGCTCCTGGATCTACTACAGATATTTCTGATACTGGTTACAAATCGGTTGAAAAAGAATATTCCTTCTATACCTTCAATAGTGAAGCTAGCCAAGGAACAGCAGGTTCATTCCTTAAATCTGATTACTACGGTAACTTTATGCCTCATACAACTGACGATGCTCAATGTGTTGGACGTTTAATGGGCGTAGATTATAGATTTGGAAAAGACTTATTAGATACAGTGCAAACTGTATATGAAGATAATGCAGGCTACAGAGTAGCCGGAACGGGCACCAAAGGCGTACCTCAATTCTTGTATAATTTTGCATACAATGCAATCAGTGCAGCCCTAGAGGCAGAAAGCAGCACATGGGAAAGCAAGTGGCCAGGCGCCGATCCAGCCGAAAAGATCTTAGAATTCTGCGAAGGCGGGGCGATCGGGGAAGCTTGGATTCAGCTCGACGTTTAATGAGAAATAGCATGAAAGCTATTTTTAAAACAGAACTCCAGATGAATAATCATAGAGAGTCTGCTTTAGAAAGTATTCACTTAAATATTGGAGAAAAATAATAATGAAAGTGACAAAACTAACAGCAAAGCAGGCTCACGCTCAAAAACTTATCTATGATATCTTTACTAACAATGGTATTGTTGGGATAGAAACTGAAGATAAAGATGCGTTGAACTTGCATTTCGACTTCAAAGATGTGTTCAGTATTGGAAAACACATGGAAGCAGAAGGTATTGATGAATTTAAAGATGTATTCTTTACAGAAGATCTTACAAGATTCATTGGTACAACTGTAACTTCCTTAGTGCAAGAAGCTATTGAACCAGACTTGCTAGTCGTTCCCAATCTGTTTAAACAGATTGCATATGAAGGCCCAGGTCGCACTGTAGAAATTGGTGCTATGGGTGCATTTCATGCTGCTGAAGTTCCTGAAGGTCAGGAATATCCAGAAGCTGATATGTCTTTCGGAGAAGGCCATATCATCCAACTTGGCATTGCTAAGCATGGATTGAAAATGCGCATGACACAAGAAGTGATTGATGACAACCTTTTCGATGTATTCGGAATGTGGTTGAGAATGTCTGGCCGTGCATTGGCAAGACATAAAGAAGAGTATGGTATCGCTCTATTAAATGATATGGGTCAAACCATTTTCAGCAATAGTGATGATTCCGGCGAATTAGGTTATACTAAAGGTCGCGGTATCGATGGTAAATTTAATGGTTCTATGACCATTAATGATGTCTTTGATATGTGGGCTTATGGTTACTTAAGAGGCTTCAATTATGATACTCTTTTGATGAATCCACTTGCTTGGAAAACATTTATGAACGATCCTAAAATGCGTGAAATCTTATTCGCAAATGGTGTTATTGCTACTAACGGTTTACCAAACGGTGGCGGTACACAAACATTTGGAACAGGTTTTGGTGGATTAGGATACAAACAAGATCCAACTGGACGTAACCCACAAGAAGGTGGCGTTGCTGGTCCAAATCCGTTCGTAACAACTTTGAATCCTCTCGGCTCAAGTTTTAATATTGCGCCTAAATATCTACCTTCACCTCTTAAAGTGATTGTTTCACCTCATGTTAAATATGCATCTGGTGCTACAGGCGCTAATGCTGGAGCTGATAATGTTGCAGATGATTCAAGCGTATACGTAACAGATATCATCATGGCTGATTCTCAAAATGCTGGTCTATTAATGACTAAAGAAGGCATTTCTGTAGATGAATGGAAAGATCCGGAAGTTGACATCCATGCTATGAAGATTAAAGAACGTTGGGGTATGGCACTTCTCGCTCAAGGTAAAGGTGTTGGTATTGCAAAAGACGTTGTTATCAAAGATAACTATGTATTTGACAATGTTAACCAAGTATCTTTGAGTGGTGACACACCTGATGCTGGGCCCACTGCTTCTTAAGCATAGCTTAGTTTGACGTTACTTAACTTGTAAATGACTAAGAAGAGGGGACTGAGTAATCGGGCCCCTCTTTTTGTGTCTGATTGACATAACTTAGAAAAGATAAACATAAGGAGCTAGAAATGGCCAAAAATAGAAAAAAGTATATTAGATTAGCACAAGGGGAAGCAATGTGGCGACACCCTGCATCTAAAGTCTCGCTTACTGCTTTTACTACCGACTCTATTAAAAATGGAGATAATTGGGTAGAAGTTTCAGAAATTGCTGAAGAGTTTTTACCTGAGATAGACGCAGCAGTAAATTCAGGTACTTTAGATTATATTAGTAAACCTGACGAAAAGTATAAAGAAAAAAGTGTAAATACACCTTCAACTCCTCCTGTAACATCCAATAGAGGTCAATTCCGTTGGACAGATAAAGGTACTGGAGTAAAAGGTAAAGTCTTAAAAACACCCTCTTTCTCATATCACTCAATAGGTTTTAGTAATGATAGCGCAATCTATAAAAAAGCTTTTACTATTCTTGCAGGAACTCCCTCTAATGCTGTAAAAGAAATGCAATCAGTTTTAATAACTCTAGATAATAAACTAGATAAATTAGAATTTATTGAAGCTTGTCACAGTATAGAAAAAGAAGGTAAAAATCCTTCGATGCATCCAAGAGATGTTGTTATGGACTTTGTGTCTAACATCATGAACGACTTGGGTAAATCAACTGGGATTAGTTCTGTTAAAGTTGAGGATGAAAATCCCCCAGTCAAGGATGTAAAACCTTTACGCTTTGTTACTTAATGACAAAGAAAAATGACAAAGGCACAAAGAAACCTGGGCGGGTGGGAATTCGTCCAGGCGGTGCTTCTCTAAAAAGGAAGCAAAAGAAAACTAAGAGGACATAGTTATGGCTTTCAATATTTTAAAAACAGAATTTACTGATGCATCTGGAAATCCAATTGCATTACTCGGGGCTGCTGATGTTCCAAAAGATTCTCCCCTAGACATTACATTTTCCTCAGAAGTAGCATCTTCCTCTCTATTATCGTACGCGGTAACTCTTTTTAGAACAATGCCTGATGGGGGTAACGAAACCCCAGTAGATATTGAATTATCTCTAATTGATCCGGGAACAATTGTTAGAGTATCTCCTAAATCAGACCTGATTGCAGGAGCTTCATATGCTTTATATATTCCTAAAAGTAATTATGGTATAAAAGCAGCCGACGGAACCTCTTTACAAAATAGCTATTCTGCGACATTTACTGTTATTGAAGCCGTAACTCAAGTAGATCAAACGGGAGAAACAGTTGTAGAAGATATAGAAGCTATACCTGAAGAATTATATTTTGCCTCTGCAATTCCAGCAGAAGGGAGTATCATGCAGTATGGACTTGGAAGTCTAACGGTAAGCTTTGATGGTCGTGTACCTGAGGGAGGTACGTGCAGTGATCCTCAGCATAAAACATTAGTAAACTGTGAAGCAGCTGGTGAAACGTGGACACGAGATGTACAAGTATCTGCTTTAGCAAATCATCCTTTAGGTTTTGGATTAAATCCAAAAGCATACTGGATTGATAACTTGCAAAATCCTTTCGTACTAGGAAAAGACGTATACCTAACGTCTAAAATTTTATATGATAATTTAGATCAAGAAGAAAAAGATCTATTAGCAGTTATAGGCGCGGATGCTTTAACCGTTGATAGCATAGCATGCATTAGTAAAACTCCAGATGAAGAGGGGTATATTACATTAGATTTTGATATTAATAGAACTTTTGAAATAGGATTTGATATATCAGTTAATGAACATACGCCTATTCTTTCTTTTATGAGTTTATTATCGCCTTTCTATGCCTCTATCAATGAAACAAAATTAGAAATTGGGCCTTTTGTAAATCAATACGATGATTTTACAGTAGCCTTATCCATACACCGTCATAGCATAACTGCTGCCCAATTATGGAATGGTACTATTGATTCTTTAAATGTGCCATTAAGAGTTACTGAATATGTAGTAGCGCGAACTAAGAAAGATATTCTATCAACTTATTTTACTGATCCTACTGGCGCAGGAGCAGGTTCTATTTCTCTTGGAGACTTTAAAATGTCTGGAAGAAATCTTGCTCAATATCTCAAAGATAATATTGCAGCATTGGATCTTAAAATAGTAGCACTAGAGCATAAATTAAAAACAAAAGATTCTTCAACTAGTCCCTATACGGACCACACTCACCAAAGCTTACCCACAAGCACTACTAGTGCATCTCCGGGGGCAACTGGTGGGTCAGATTTCGAATCCAGAGGAATGAGCCGAGGATTTACTTCGAGGACTAAATAATGGCAATGAAACCATGGTCAGTTAGTTCCGCGGGCTCATCTGTAAAAAGATCATTTGAAAGTATTTTAGACAAATATGGTCATTTTGTTTTATATCGACGATATAATGTTGGAGAAAAAAGTGAATTTTATCATGAAGATACTGGCTCAAGTTCTGGAGGCCCTAAGTGGACCTTTGCTGATGAAATTATAAAAGTAAGACATGATCCCATGTCGGTCAGAGGGGCGGTTGGTGTTACTATTCAAAATTCTAAAATGTATATACCTCGTAGTGTAAAACCTAAACGAGGAGATGTTATTATAGAAGTTGAATATAAGGAGACAGATTCAGCTCCATCTGAACATGAAATGTATACTTCTGATCATGTTGAGGCTTTTGAAATCGTGGAAGTAGATACCAAACGTGGATTTCAAGGTAAGATAGAATTCTACTTAGTACAAATAGTTCCACACATGGGAGATTATTAATATGGAAAAATCACCGATTGACATAACTCTCTATAGAGAAGGAATCGACGGTGAAAGCATGCCGTTGACCATAAATGGTGAATCGGTAGTTGGAAACGTTGGTCCTCTCAAATATATTACTGAACTAGAAAAATGTTTACATCTTCTTAAGCCAAACTTAAGATTTGACGCAGCTTATCCAACATGGGTAACTGTTAAAGAGGATGAAAACAAAATTGAAAATGGAATTGTATGGAGCATTAACAGAATGTTACCAGTAAATTTAGGCGGTAAACCCGCTGCAAATCCAGAAGTAGGTACTAGAGAAGTTAAACCAAGATTACGAAATGATATTATGTTGGATGATGGCACAGCTCTAAGAGTATTAGCTCAGAGATTTACTGCATTTTTTCAATTTGATATTTTTGCAAAAAGCCCAAATGAGGCAGAAGATTTAGCAGATTGGTTTCAATTTGCATTCATGGATCACTTTGGAGGTTTATTTGGATCTCATTACACTGTTTTTAGACAACGTACTAAGGATAAAGAGGTAGAGAAACTAAATCAAACTTTTAATGTAAGAAGCCTAGAGTATGCGATTGATGTGGAGAAATACACAGCTATTCCTGCAGATCTAATTGAAGTGATTAAAATTAAATTAAATGATGATGAATAAAAATAATACCACGAGTAAGCTAAATAACAATATTAAATGGAGATAAAGTTATGGCAACACCAAAAGTAACTAGAACTTTATATGACAACAACCTTGATAGATCGGTTCCACAGGGACCTACTAATCGACGAGTAGTAATTCTCGGTACCGCTACAGATGGACCGATGTATGAGCCTCTCCAAGTTAAGTCACCAGCAGAAGCTGAAGAGCTTTTTGGTGCATTTGGCGAAGGAACACTTGTTCGTGGTTTAAAAGAATGTATTGATGCTCAAGCAGGTAGTTCTGCTACACCAGATACCTGGGGTATGAGAATTGGTGGTGTAAATGCTACCAGAGCTATTACGGAGCTACAAGATGTAGGCGGAAATAAAGTTGCTGAAATCGAAGCGATCAATGAAGGTAGTGTATATAATGATGTAACAATTGAAAAGAAACAAGACGCTAACGGAGTTGGGTGGATTTATGTATATAATCCAAAAACTGAACTTAGTTCTAAATTTAGCGTTGATTTAACGATTGATGAATTAGCTGCGGCTATCAATGTCGATCCAAATACTAAAGATATTATCTTTGCTGTATCAGCTACAGCAGACAACGAAGCTTTATTAGAATTCTCAGCAGCTGCTGGAACATACTCTAATAACCAACTAAGCGTAAATATGGAAGAAGAAGCTACCGACTCTTTATGGCCAGTTGCGCAAATTAATTCAGTATATACGGTTAGCGCTTCTGCAGAATATGAATTTACTGGAAGCGCAAGCTTTTCAATTCCTTCAGGTTCTGTTGCAGACGAAACAGCTGCTGATGACTTATTGAATAGCAATGGACAAGCATTTGAACCCATCACTGCTGGGGCCAATTTATTAACTGCTGATGCCAACAAAGTTTATTACAAAGGTACAGAAATTGTATCCGGAGTACTAGCAAATGGTTCTGGAGAGGCCACGGTTGCAATTAGTTTTGATGCTGATATTCTCGGAGATGCTGCAATTGATATGACAAATGCAGTAGTTACTGTAACTGATGAAGCAGATGCTAATACTACAGAAACTTTTTCAGATGAAACTTTAACAGTAAGTGCTGTGAATGCGTGTTCTTGGGACCTATCAAGCGTTGCTTTTGCAGACAAAACTGTTACAGTATCAGTAGCATTTGATACTAGTGAAAACAAGAAAACAGTAGTAAAAGCGGATAACCCTGCAGGAGAATTTCAATATAAAATTGCATCTGCTGCTGGCAAATCTCTACGATTTGGTGCAGTTCCTTCCTATACAATGGTACTACGTTATGCTCAGAAAAAATACTATGAAGAATCTGCTTATGAAGAATCTTCTAATAGTATTGTAATTGATGCTCCGGATCTTTCTGATACAAATGTAGTATTAGGATTCTCTTACCTTTACTTAGCGGCTGACCCTTCATGGGCTAGTACTTATAGTTTAGCGGGTGGACAAGATGGAACAGTAATGACTAACGATGAATTAAAATCTGACCTGGATGAAGCATACGAGCATTTTATCTATGATTTCTTTGATGTAATGTGTGTCACAGATCTGACAGCTGATGCTGTTCTTGCTGATGGAAATGCTGCTGGATATGCACCACAAATGTCAGCTTTTTTAGAAAAGTTTAATGGCGAAATGGTAGGTGTTATTGGCTTCGAACCCTTGGTAGGTAGCGGAGTTGGTGGACGAATCAAAAGATATGAAGATATATCTCATCCATCTACTGGTCGTGTAGCTAATTTAACTGTATCTGGTCTCGGTGGATCTAGTACAAATGCGGGAACTGTGTTATCTGATTTTCACCAACCCTTCATGTACGCAGTAGATCTAGAACCAATATTCTCAAAGAATGGTGTTCGATACTCAGCAATCGGTACAGCAGCTGTTGCAGGTTTAATTGCAGCAATGCCTACTGAAGAAGCTATTTATAGACACTCAATTCCAGGAATGCAGGGTTTAAGATATCGTTATACTGAAATTGATCAGATTAGCGGAAAACGTCAAGTCGACGTTCTTTCTGATTCTAGAATCGCGGTAGGAACTATTGATAATGGAGCTGTTAAATTAACAGAATCAAGATCATTAGCAACTGCTGGATCAGACTTTGAAAACTTAATGACTGTCCTTATCTTGCAAGAAGCCTTGGATATCTGCAGAAGCGTAGCTAAAGACTTTATTGGTAAAGTTTCTAGTGCAGCTCTATTGCAAGCATTCCAAAGTTCTTTGGATAAGCAGCTTGGTGACGCACTTGTGCCTAGAGTCCTTCGCGGATTTAAAGCACCTGTGGTTATGACACCGGGTGAACGGGTTGTTGGAAAAATTACTATTCCATTAACCTTAAGTCCACAATTTGAAATTAGAGACGTACATTACAATGTTCAGTTAACCGCTGATGACATTGCATAGAGTGTGACATATCTAATATGAATAATTGATGAGGAAATAACTACCTAGAGCAGTTCCCAAAGTGTGGAGAGCCCTGTCAATTTTGATGGGGCTTTCTATTAATTAGGAGAAAAATAAAATGGCTTTTAAATCAAACCTTGAAACGAATCCAGGTCTAGTTACGACTTTCTCTGGTTCAGACATTAAATCCGTATTTGGTAATGTTGAAATAGGAAATATCCAAGGAATATCTTGGTCAGTTAATAGGGAAGTTCGTCCTATTTTTGTATGCGGGGATCCAAACGCTCTTTCATACTCAAAGAACAAACGTGGTGTGGCAGGATCAGTTGTGATGACTTGTTTTGATCGTGCTGCTTTGCGGGACATTATGGAACTTTCTACAGTTTATAGAACTGATCAAAGTTATAATCCTGGTAATGAGTTTAATACTACAGATAGTAATCCTTTTGGCGATGATTCTCGCGTAGCAGTTTATGCTGACGAAATCCCACCTTTTGATATTACTCTTTATGGTAAAAATGAATTCGGAAAACAAATGGTAATGCGTATATTTGACGTTACTATTATTTCTGAGGGTGCTGGTATCTCTATTGATGATGGTATCCAAGAAGCTCAGTTTACCTATGTTGCTAGGCATATCGATGCGTGGCGTCCGGTTGATGGAACTGCTGCAGCTGGTGCGGATACTACAGGTATTCAATCTAGTGAAGCAATCATATAAGAAACTGAACACAAGTCTAAACATAAGATATGGGATGGAATCCTCTGTCCCATATCTTAACATATCTTAAATGGCAAATAATACCAATAAAACAATTCCTGTTGATCAAGAAACAGTAGCGGAACAACGAGTAGCAGGTTCTGTTTATATGCCTGCACCTCCCAGACGAAACATAGCTTTCTCTGGAGCTGATGTCAATGCTTCTATTCTTACTTATGGTAAAATAAGTAAGGAAGCTTATATCCCAATTACAAACTTAGCGGCTATCAGTTGTTCCGTACACAGGGACAAGGCACCAGTTAGACGCTTAGGAGAAGCTTCTGCTAAATCATATACTAAAGGAACAAGAACAATCGCTGGAAGTATTGTTCTTGTTAATTTTGATAGAGCAGGCTTCTATGAACTAATTGCTTCCAATCAAGCAGGATATAGGAGCAATAACTTAGTATATGGTGATACCTCTAGTTTAGAAAACGGAGAGATTGCCTTTTCCGATGAAATTCCACCTTTTGATATTATGCTTCTTTTCAAAGAAGAAAAATCCATAGGAGATGGCTTTGTTGGTGGAAAAAGTAAACTAAGTAGACAGGATTCTGACGAACAAGTATTATCCAAAATGCTAATTAAAAATGTTCGCCTAGTTGATGAAGGCGTAGTAACAGGCACTGATGAAGCATATTTAGAAACAACCTTCCAATATGTGGCTGAAGATTTAGAATACTTACGACCCACTGATGTACCCGATACCTCTATTCCTGAATCAATTGATGCTCCTTCTAATTCTCCTATAGAAATTGTACCTGCTGAGCCTTATAGATTATTTGGATATGAAAAAGGTGAAACTTTTTATAATATTCAAAAACCAGAAGAATTTATATGGAGTAATACTAGAGTTGAAGTAGTACCCTTAACA